GAAGGCCGTTATGACATGCGGTCGGACGAGTCAACGCAGTTCGACGCCATCCATGCCGACATCGAGAAGATCAACGGCATTCTGAGCCGGATGGACAAGCTCGAGGCGATCAGTTCGCCGGAAGAGCGACAGACGACCCCGAACCCGATCAGCTCCCAGACGAAGCCGACGTCCAGCAGCACCGCCACGCGGGTGGCGGATGCGGGCGAGGCCCTCCGGGCGTGGCTCTTGCCAGAACGGGCGCGGACGCCGGAGCTGCGGGCTGCGGCCCAGCGCGCGGGCGTGGCGCTCGATTCGAGCGAGTTCACGTTCAAGCTGGCGCCCGTGCCAATGCGGTCCTCCTTGGCACAGAACGGGCTCCCGAAGGCACCGGATGCCGACGAGATCCGGGGCTGGCGCCAGGCCAACGAGTTGCGGGCCCCGATGGGGACGACCTCCGGCGCGGTCGGGGGCTACTCGGTGCCGGATGCGGCCATGCAGGCGATCGAGATCGCGCTGTTGGCCTTCGGCGGGATGCGACAGGTGGCCTCGGTCATCCGGACGGATGGCGGATCCGCGCTGCCGATTCCGACCAGCAACGACACCAGCAACAAGGGCGCGATCCTCACGGAGAATACGCAGGTCTCCGAGGTCGACGTGACGATGGGTCAGCTCGTGCTGGATGCCTACATGTATTCCAGCAAGAGCGTGCTCGTCTCCCTGCAGCTGTTGCAGGACAGCGCGGTCAACGTCCCGGAGATGATCGGGCGGATGCTCGGGGAGCGCATCGGGCGCATCCAGAACGATCACTTCACGACGGGCACGGGCAGCTCGCAGCCCAACGGCATCGTCACGGCGGCGACCGATTCGACGGTCACGGCGGCCTCGGCCACGTTGTACACGTATGACGAGCTCGTCAACGTGCTGCACGCGGTCGATCCGGCCTACCGGGCGAATGCGCGCTGGATGTTCGCCGACTCCACGCTGAAGAACCTGAAGAAGATCAAGGTGCTTCAGTACTCGGGCGATACGGTCGGCGTGCCGCTCTGGGTGCCGGGGCTCACGGCGGGCGTGCCCGATACGATCATGGGTTTCCCCTACGTGATCAATCAGAGCATGGCGGCTCCGGCGTCGGCCGCCAAGACCGTGGTCTTCGGTGACCTCAGCAAGTACATCATCCGCGACGTGCGGGACATCACGCTGCTTCGACTGAACGAGCGGTATGCCGACTATCACCAGGTCGGGTTCCTCGCATTCGCGCGGTCGGATGGGGATCTTCTCGACGCCGGTACGCACCCGGTCGTCTGGGCAGACCACACGTAGGCTCGGCTCACTTCACTGAGGGCCACGAGGGGACGGGCCACGAGGGGACGGGCTCCTCGTGGCCTTTGGGCCATTTCATTCAGGAGTCGAGACACATGGCGCACTATCTCACCGAGACCACGAAGATCAACATCGCGGCGACCACCACGGCCGGGGCGGCCGGGACGAGCGATATCACGAGTTCGGCCGTCAATATGGCCGGGTTCGATGGCTGTCTGTTCCTGGTGCCGATCGGGGCCGTCGTCAGCGGGGCGGTCACGTCGATCAAGATCCAGCAGAGCAGCGATGACGCGGCGACCGATGACTACAGTGATGTCGAAGGCACGGCCGTGACGATCACGGACACCGACGACGACAAGCTGAAGTACATCGACGTCTTCAGACCCGGCAAACGGTATCTCAAGCTCATCGTGGACCGCGGCACGCAGAACGCCACGGTCGGCGGGGTCATCGCCATTCAGTACAACAGCCGATCGCGCCCCGTGACGCAAGGCACCAACGTGGCGGGCGAGCAGTGGAGTACGCCGGCGGAAGGTACGGCGTAGGCCGATGGTGACGTTCCGATTCCGATGCACGGTGGAATCGAGCACGGCGGGCTATCCGTTTCAGGCGGGGCAGATGGTGACGGTGCCTCGCCTGAGCCGTGAACAAAAAGACTGGCTCGCGCAGGCGCTGATCGAACTCGTCCCGGACGAGCCGGAGCGGGCGGTCCAGGCCAAGCCCGAACGGGCGGTCCTCCGTGGCTGAGATCCCCTGCGCGTGGACGCTGGTCACGGCGCCAGCTCTCGAGCCCATCACGGTCAATGAAGCCAAAGACCACGCGCGCATCACGCAAGACCAGGAAGACGGGTTGATCCTGTCCTGGATTCTGAGCGCGCGCCAATTCGCGGAGGATGCGCTCCAGCGGGGGCTCTATACCCAAACCTGGAAGTTGAACCTCGATCGGTTCGCGGACGAGATCAGCTTGCCGATGGCGGGGCCCCTGCAATCGGTGACAACGGTCAAGTACTACGACACGAGCGGCGTGCTGCAGACACTGGCGAGCACGGTCTACGCGGTCGATACCGTGAGTCGGCCTGGTCGGGTGCTCCTGGCCCCGGACCAGAGCTGGCCCTCGCTTCAAAGCGATCGGCGCGGCGGGGTCGAGATCACGTATGTCGTGGGCTGGTCATCGGTCGCGGACATCCCTGAACGCATCAAGCAGGGGATCCGGATGGCGGTCGCGGCGATGGACGCCGATCGAGAAGGGTTCTCGGGTGCCGCCGAAGCGGCCATGCGCGCGGCGCAGGCGTGTTGGACGGATCGCGTGTCCTGGATTCCTCCCAGGGATTGATCGATGGGCCTGGCCAGCACGATGCGGCATTGGGTCGCGCTCAGTCGACGGCCCACGAGCGCACCCGATAGCGATGGCTTCTGGGAGGCGCTCTCGCCCGAGTATGTCTGGGCGGCGTTGTCCCCGCTCTCGCCGGGCGGGGACCTGGGCGCCATTCAGTACCTGATCACGATGCGATATCACAGTCAGGTGGGCTTCGATACGCGGATCCTCCTGGGCACGCGGCAATTCTTCGTGCGGGGGGTCCAGAACGTGGATGAGCGCAACGTGGAATTGCGGCTAGCCTGCGAAGAAGTGGTGACTAATTGAGTAGCCGTGTGACGTGGACCGGGTTGGCCACCTTGTATACGGGTCTGCGCCAGTTGCCGGATGATCTCGCCCAGCAGGCCGAGCCGATCGTGACCCGGCACGCCCAGCAAGCGCAGCTCGAGGTCCGGGCCGGCTATCCGCAGGGAGAGACGGGGAACCTGCGCGCAGGGGTGTCGCTGCGGCCCGGCCGGCGGACGCGATTCGGTCCCTCGCAGGTGGTGGTCTCCGGGGCGCCCCATGCGCACCTGTTCGAGCGGGGCACCCGGCGGCGCACGACGAGCCGAGGGGCCCATCGGGGGCGGATGCCGGCGGCGGCCGAGGCGCAGCGCATGATCCCGAAGGTCCGGCGGATCCGGGGGCGCATGCTCGAGGAACTCGCGGACATGGTCCGGCGGTTTGGCTTCGAGGTCGAGCGGTGACGCCGTTCCTGACGTTCTACACGCCCACGTTCCGCCGGCCGAAGCAACTAGCGGCCTGCCTGGCGTCCGTCGCGGCGCAAACGGCCGTGGAGCGGATCGAGCACATCGTGGTCGTGGACCATATCGGGCTCGGCATCGATGGGATGTATGCGCGGATCCCGTCGTATGTCGACGCCGTGCATGGACGCTATGTGCATGTCCTCGCCGACGATGACGTGCTCGTGGACCCCGAAGGCGTGGCGACCGTCGAGGCCTTTGCAAATCTGATGGGCCACCCGGAAGTGATCCTGGTGCGGGCGCTCAAGGGCGAGCTGGAGTTGCCGTTGAATCCTGTGTGGCCGCCTCAGCTGGGCCGGATCGATCTGGGGTGTCTGATCGTGCGAGCGGATATCTGGAAGCAGCACGTGACAGCGTACGGTCAACGGTATGAGGGCGATTACGACTTCGCGGCGGCCCTCGGCGGGTATGCCGCGCATTACCTCCCGTTCCGCTTCCTGCGCGGGGCGGTGAGTCGCGGGTGTGCGGAGGCGGCCTGATGTACATCCATCCGGCCGCCAAGGCGCTCCGGCATCTCGACCGGTGGGTGGACTGGCAGCGCGGCGATCGGCCGGCGCCCGTGACCCTCGAGTGGGATCTGAGCAACCGGTGCGTGCTCGGCTGTCAGAATTGTCACTTCGCCCACACGCACAGCAAGGGACCGTGGGCGATCAAAACGCTGCCGCTCGTGACGGAGTCGACCGGGGATCTCGCGGATCGGACGCTCCTCTCCCGGACCCTCTGGGAAGCCGGGCGGATCGGCGTCAAGGCGATCGTCTGGAGCGGAGGCGGGGAACCGACGACCCATCCGGACTGGCTGGCCATCGTGGACGAGGCGGCGAAGCAGGGCCTGCAGCAGGGGATGTACACGTGTGGCGGGCTCCTGACCGAGCAGAGCGGGTATCAGCTGGGAAGCAAGGCGACCTGGGTGGTCGTCTCCCTCGATACGGTCTCCGCGGATGACTACGCGCGCGAGAAGGGCGTCCCGCCCATGCGGTTCTATGCGGCCTGTGACGGGGTGCGGTTCGTCGCGGCTGCCCGGCGCGCCACGGTCGGGGTGTCGTTCCTGTTGCATGCGCAGAACTGGCGCCTGGCGCCCGCGATGCTGGAGCTCGCGCGCTCGCTGGGGGCGACCTATACCACGTTCCGACCCGCCATCCGCACATCCACCAAGGCGCCAGGGATCTGCACCGATGATCGGGCCTGGATCACGACGGCGGCCCCCATCTTTTCGGCGCTCGCGCAGGAGCCTGACGTGGAGATGGCCCCCGCGCGGTTCGAGGCCTATCGCGACTGGCAAAGCCACGGCTATGCCACCTGCTACGGCATTCGCCTGAATACGACGATCACGCCCGATGGCCGAGTCTGGACCTGTCCCCAGCATCGCGGGGTCTCGGGGTCCTGCCTGGGCGATCTGCGACACGAGTCCTTCACAGTCATCTGGAAGCGACATCCCGGGCAGCGCACCGTCGATGCGGCGTGCCGGGTGATGTGCCGGCTCCATCCCGTGAATCAGACGCTGGCCCAGCTCCAGACGCCCCAGCCACACGAGGCCTTCGTATGAAGATCCTGGTGTGTCATCCGGGCGCGTCCTGGTCCACGCATGACGTGTACCAGGGGGTCAGCTATGGCCTGCAGCAGCACGGCGCGCAGCTGATCCATTACCGGCTCGATCAGCGGATCGAGGCGGCCCACAAGTATCTCCATGCGCTCTGGCGCGTGAAGAAACGCGAGACGCCGGATCTGCCGAAACCGAATGGCGTCGACACGATGTATCACGCAGGGATCGGCGCGCTCGAGATGGCGCTGCGGCACCGCGTCGATGCGGTGTTGATTATCTCTGCGATGTACCTGCATCCGGACGTGATTGTGCTGATGAAGCAATCCGGGCTGCGGGTCTCCGTGCTCTTCACCGAGAGCCCGTACGACATCGAAAAAGAGCTGAAGATCGCGGCGTTGGTGGATGGGTGCTGGACAAACGAGCGCAGCTGTCTGCCGGCGTTTCGGGCCGTGAATCCGCGGAGTGGCTATCTGCCGCATGCCTGGCATCCCGTGAAACATGTGACGGGGTCGGCCGTCTACGATGAGACGGTTCCCTCGCATGATGTCGTGTTCGTGGGCACGGGGTTTCCAGACCGGATCACGTTCTTCAACGCCATCGACTGGACCGGGATCGACCTCGGGTTGTATGGCAGCTGGAAACGGTTGGGGATCAAAAAGGCCCTATATCCCTTCATTCGTGAAGGGAATGTGACCAACGAGTACGCCGCCGCGCTCTATCGCCGGGCACGGATCGGGCTGAACCTCTATCGGGCCTACAAGGGCTGGGGGCGCACGGTCGAACGGGCCTACGGCGAATCGCTCAGCCCGCGGGCGTACGAACTCGCGCAATGTGGGGTGTTTCATCTCTCGCAGCACCGGGCGGAAGTCCGTGAAGTGTTCGGCGATTTGGTGCCGACCTTCTCGACACCACTCGAGGCCGCCGCACTCATGCGAGTGTGGCTGGCGGATCACGAGGGTCGGCGCCGGGTGGCGGCGGCTCTTCCGGCGTGTGTCGCCGAGGCGTCATGGACTGAGCGCGCGTCGATTCTTCTGAAGGATCTGCGCGGGCTCCTCGCACAGGCCGCCTGACGGCCGGGAGTTACGCAGATGGCAGTGTATCCAGGTCGAGCCGGAGTGATCTACCTGTCCACGACCGGGACGGGCACCGCGACCAACGTCATCAAGTTGAACGAATGGACGCTGAACCGGACCACGGACAAGATCGAAGTCACATCCTTCGGGGACCCGAACAAAACGTATGTCCAAGGGTTGCCAGACCTGCAAGGGACCTTCAGCGGGTTCTACGACGACACCGAAGGCAAGCCGTTCACCGCGGCGTCCTCGACGGACGGCTGCAAGCTGTACCTCTACGTCTCGTCGTCGGCGACGTCCAAGTACGGGTACGGGCCGGCGTGGCTGGATGTCTCGATCAATACCAGTGTGTCGGGTGCGGTCACGATCGAGGGCAACTTCGCCGCGAACGGCGCCTGGGGCCTGAACTTCTAAGATGCACCGCGCCAACATTGCGGGTCCGTCTGGGGTGCTCCGCTGGGGGTACTCCGACGTCGCCTCGGTGGGGGCGTGGACGTTGGTCACCGACCAGACAGGCGGGGATCTCTCGGCGGCGATCCGAAGCACCGACGACTTCGGCCTCGATCAAACGCCGCTCGTGTTCGTCGTGCCGCGACCGACAGGCCTGCCGTGGATCTGGCCTGTCGTGTCGATTACTGTCGCTGGCGATGCGCTCACGGCGCGCGTCGGGCTGATGGAGTAATCCTCATGGCTGAGTCCTGGTTCGTCGTACCAGAGACGATCCGACTGCCGCTTGAGGGCGAGCAGTGGATCGACGTGAAACGCGCGCTCAACGTGGGCGAAGTGCAGGCGATGTTCAGGCGGATCTATCCGACGGCAAAGGCGGGCGAGAAGCTCGATGTGGACTTGACGCAAGTCGGATCCGCCAAGGTGCTCGCCTACCTGGTGGGGTGGTCGCTCGTGGACCCTGGCGGCAAGCCGGTCGCGGTGTCGGAGGCGGCATTGAATCGGCTCAGCCCGGAGAAGTTCGCCCTGATTCGTGAGGCCATCGAGGCGCACGATGAGGCGGCCGAAGCCCAGCGAGCCGAGGAAAAAAACGGCCAGGCTGGCGTGAGCGCCTCGTCTCTGAACTAGCGATCGCGCGGTTCATGCACTGGACCTTACGTGAGGTCCGCTCGCTCTCGCCAGATGAATACGAGGTCATTGTCTTTGAGATGAACGCTCTCACCAAGGAATAGCGTGGCCGTTACAGCCAAGTTCACAGCG